GAACGTAAATTACAGCGTACCTATGCTCCACTAATGCCACAATTAAACCGTGAGCTAGCTGGAGAAAATACTTTCAAAGGTTAAATTTTTTATGAGGGAGCTAACAACTCCCTCGTAACTTTTTCTCCTCAAAAAAATCACAAAAAAATATCAAAACTCTCTCGTTTACTCCCCCGTTTACTCCCTGATGCTCTAGAATTATTGTGTGCCAATAGGTATCGTCAATATTTGAACCTACCGATCTTTTTTTAAATTACTGTTGATATATAACACTTGCAACCAGAATTAGACAAATTTTATTTACCAAAAGTGTTATAAAATAAGCATTGATTTTATTGGATGTTTCGTTTTCGGAATATCATTTACTCCCTAATTACTCTCTGATACAAGTCTCAAAAAAACTGTCGGGGATTAGCGCAGTCTGGTAGCGCATCTGCTTTGGGAGCAGAGGGTCGCTGGTTCAAATCCAGCATCCCCGACCACTATTCATAAGTTTTATCTTCAGCAAGTATTTGATCTATTTTATCTGTAATTACCGTCTGAGTTTCATTGCGCAGCTCATCATCAGCTTTCATGCAATCATAATGCGCGTAGGTTTTATCGATAAATGCTACAAAACTCTCATTATTAGTCATGTCAACTTTGCAGTATTTACAGCAGCCTATATTTAAAACTGTATTAGTTGGTTTTTTCCATAATTTTTTAGTCATCTGTTTTTGATATGCTTATAATTTTTCCATCCTTAACTACTGCATTAACTTGCATACAAGCGTATTGAGCATTTGAGTTCCTCCTAGCAATACGAGCCTTCTTCATACACTCAGACATAGTTTTCATCATTAAGTGTTCCTTCAAAATAGGTGGATCCCCAAGGTACATTAGCAGCGCAAAAACTAACTCCATTAGTGAGTTCCATTCTGTCTTACTTTGTCTTTTAACATCTCAATAGTCTCTTTCATTTGTTCAATATCTTTCATGGCTCTATTGAGATTAACATTGTTGTTTCTCATACTTTCCATTTCAGCATCTGTTTTTTCCTGGGATGTCGTCAACATTTCCAGAAGAAGATATTGCTCTTGATCTGTAATTTTTTGATCTGATTTAGTAATTAGATCTGCCTCCATAATATGCCTGGAGTTCTCTAAACTTGTGAGCCTAGAGGTTATTTCTGTATAGGCGAAAATTCCAAATGCGACAGCTGCGAGTAAAGCCATCAAATTTCTAACGGGTAGACTTATTTTGCTGCTGTCTGAAATAGATATATTATCTTTCATTATCCTCTACCTTGTCTATTGTATTTCTTAAAATCTCTAGCCTCCACTTTTGAGAGGTTTTTCTTGTGCCTTCTTGGCCGTTTCTTTGGCTTCTCCCTTGGTACAAAGTGAGTAAACTTTTGTTTAGCCATTACGTTTATATTTTTTTTCCCAAATTTCTTTTTGAGTTAGATCTTTTTCATCTTCTTTTTGTTTGGTTCTGGGATGTATTTCGTTAGGTTTTATTGTTTCAACTAAAGCGTATCTGTATACAGTTGATGATAAACCCCATTGAAAATGTAATAAAAATTTTGGTTGGTTATATTTCTCCATTAAACCAGGATCAAAATCAGAAGTTGTCACTATTTTTTCTTTAATTTATTCATGGTAGTCACACCAAAACTGGCTCCAACCATTGTCAAAATTATATACCAAAACATTGGATCTGCTTTTTGGAGAGCATCCCAGGCTCTATCGCACCAGGCTACTGTCCAAGGTGTAAAATGTAATCCAAAAATTATAGAAAAAAATAAAACAAGCCACTCATCTTTCCATGAATTTTGTTGCTGTTTAACTTGTTCTAGTTGAACCTCAACTTTTTTAACATCTAAATTATTAGCAGCTTCAAGTTCCTTGGCTTTTATTATTTTATCTTTTTCTAGCTTATGGGTTATTGCACCCATAGTTTTTTCAGCTGCAAACTTAAAAATTGGATTTTTTAAAAAACCTAATAAATGGATCATACGCAGCTCCTAACTATCTCCGCCAGGCTTTCACATCTTGACGTAGTTTGTTTATGCCAGTTGCTGTCGATCATTTCTTCCGACATTTTATTCCAATTACCAGCTTCTAAACCTTCCCACATTTTTTTGAATTTCATTACTCTTGGTTTACCCAGTTGGAAACACATTTCCACAATTACACCTTTTATAGTTTCGGGTACTTCTATTTCTTCCAACAGATCTTCAGCAGATGTAAGAGCAATTTGAAAGTCATTGTCAAAAACAGCTTCAAGCTCCTCTTTAGGATACGCCACACCTTCAACAAAGTTATCGGTAGGTAGAACCAAATGGCCGTAACCAATTGTAGCGAAACCCAGACTATCGGAATACATAGTATCCCTAAACCCTTCGTGTTCTTTAATTCTTTGTTTAACTTCTTCCATGATTTATTTACTTCCTGGATCAAAATTAATAATTTTGACACCTAGTTTTTTTTGTTCCCCAGTTCTAGCGCGATAGATCTTACCTTTATCTTTGCGATAGTTTTGAGTTTTGACATCATAGGCAGTGTATTTTCCAGTGTTTATATTAAGAACTAATATGTCTATTGGCCCAGCACCAACTGGAGTAAACACTATTAGGTTTGGATCTTTGGCAAATTCAGCAGCAGCTAATAGTTCATTAGATAAACCTTTAGCAGCTGTAGTTCTATTTCGTGAAGTAGTAGAAGATTGAGCCAAGCAAACCACCTATTAATATTATTATTGCAGCAGCTCCTTTGCCTCTATTCATATCGGCTTTTAATTCTTTAACATCTTTTTTCATTTCGTCTATTGCTTTAAATAAAGTTTTCATTCTTTCAGCGCAGACTTTTTCGTGATAACTAATTCTTATTCCATTTGCTTCTTCTATTGATGCTTTAGCAGTATTCTTTTTTCTAGTTTTCACGACACTTTAACCTCAACTTCCTTACACTGAAACCTTATTGCTAGTTTTTCTATTTCTATTTGATCTGGATAAACAGTTTTTAAAACATTATGAGATTGTCTGTATCCGTCTAATATACAATCTTCCCATCCATTATATTGGTGTGGAGCTATAGTTTCTTGTGAACATATATACTCTCCAGTTGCGAATGAGCATAAGTGTAGTATCAAAACGAATTTAATCATTAAGTTGTTTCCTTTTATTTATTGATTATAAAACTATAGTGTCTGCTTCTTCTTCAGTAAGTGGCTGTCCAGCGATTAGTTTAGCTTTAGCACTAGCTTTTAAATTTTCTCTTGCAGTAGCTTCTTCTTCAGCAGTAGGTAACTCTGCCATCTTAGCTTCTATGTCAGCTTTAGATATTTCTGGTGTTCCATTCAACCATTTAATATTATTAATATCATTACCCCCAACAAAAACTTCTGCGTTTGGATTTATTGATAATATTGCTTTTACTACTGTATCATTCATAATTTTATCCTGCTATTTCACTTAATGTTAAAGTACTAATTTTAGAATTACCTATTTCTACTTTTGAGCCATTTGCTGAATAAACAGCAAATTGATATTTAAAAGTAAGAGCATCTGTAGTGCTTGGTGTAATTAATTTTGAAAAGGTTAATGTATTGGGTGCTAATATAGCTTTTTGTGCTGCTTGATAATAATAAAAACCAAAATATTCTTCTGTTGTATAAGCTGAATAACTACCAGAACCGACTTTATATAGACCCTTATAATTAAATCTATTCTCTTGTAGTGTTGTACTGCCACTTGAAGCTGTATAAATGTTTAAAGATGATTGTACTAAAATTTTAGAACTTGTTGCTGACGGAGTTATTGAAGTTTCCCAAACTGTACCACTAGAAGATTCAACATCTGCATAAGTCGCAGAAGTGTTAGTTTGTCCATAAGTCATACTACTATTCACAACTTGCAAAACCTTACCAGTAGAAATAGCTGCTGGTAGAGCTGTTATATTTGCTATTGTTGAGTTACTAATATTATTTACGCCTAGTCTTGTTAATGCCATAATTTATCCTATAATAATTTAAATCCTGTAAAAGATGTTTGATCTGCTTTAAGTGTAAATGTTGATGATGTGTAGTCAACATAACACCAAAATTCTACATAATCTCCAACAGCTAAATCTAAAACTGCTGTATTTGCAAAACTTAAGTTATGGTTTGAAAAAGCACCAT